CTGCTGAAATAGAATTATTAGACATCCAAGCCCATCCTGGATTTTCTGGATCAAATGAGTTACGTTCTGGGAATAATTCTGAGTTCTTTAGGTTCATAAATGTTTCATCCCCCGCATTTCCCAAAGCAAGTGTTGCTGATCTACGGACATTGCCTGATACCACACAAGTACCAATAAGGTTTACCAGGTCTACAATGGCACGAGAGTCTAGTGTTTCACCTGCTCTGGAGCCTATTACACGGTCTATATGGTCGTGCAACTTGATAAGAGGTGCAGGACCTGATGCAACGCCTCCAAAGCCCTTTATAGGGGCTCCAAGGGGTCTAATTAAATCGTAGTTAAACTTCTGAATACTTTGGTTTGCTCTAAGGTATGAATTGATAAGAAGTCTGACTGATTCTACCCATCCTTCACGAGTGTCTGGGATTTCGAACACCTGTTCAGGTTCTGTTGGGGCATAGATTGAGAAATGCTTGTCCTGTCCTACTGTATCAAACCCTACACCAATACCAAGCATAAGAGCATCCATAACCCAAGCAAACAGGGCTCCTGGATCGTTCTTATCAAGGTCTTTTGTAGATACCATTGCACAGTTTTGTAGGGCTGCTGAGTTCTTTTTTTCCATAGTCATAGGAGTTCCAAATGCCCACATGCCTCGTCCTGGTGGTGTCCACTTTAATTCAAACATTCTTTGAAATGCTTCTTGTGCAGACTTCTGAGCCTTATAGTCATTCCAAGGTAAACGGTTTTCTTTAGCATGATTCTTCTGAACTGAATACATACCCTCGATTACACGACGACAAACCTCGTGCCATCTTTCCTTAGTCCCATCTTCCTTCATGCGAGAATATGTACGAATAAAAGTAATTTCTCCAAGTGAATTTTCTGCTGCATCCTTAAACCCAAATGGGCTTTCTTGGTTCTTGTATTTTTCTACGAAGTCCTCTGGAAGTTTAAAACTAAAAAAATCTGACATAATGTGTATTGTCCTTTCAAAAACGGAATAGTCTTAAGTATAGCAGAGTTTTTAAAAAAGCAAAACTCTACCTAAATGTATTATTGAGAGTTATGTAAAAACTAATTCAGTAATAGAATTAGTGAATCCAGTGTTGCGGAACCATAATCTTTTCACCACTCTTGACTAAGTGTGCTGTGTGGTGATAAGGTGGTGATGGAGGAAATACAATAATACTTCCTGCTTTTGGTTTAACTGCAAACTGATAGGCTGATTTATCTGCATTGGCAAAATCTGAATCTGGAGTTGGACCTTGAATAGGACCCTTTGGATCTCTAATTGTAAAAGAAATTTCTCCACCCTCATAATCGTCATTAAGATACATTACGAAAGAAACTTTAAGTCTCTCGTCTCCTTCTTGCTGATCAAAGTGTGCACCCATAAATGTTCCTGCTTTGTACTTTTTGATTGGATACTGTGGAAATAGTTTTGGCTCATCTGTAATTCCGTGAGCAGCAGCATAATCTCTTGCTACGTCATCAAATGCTTTTTGCAAAGTATCATAAATATACTTGTCTTTTTCGTCAGCATCTGGAGTTAAAGCAATATTCTTATCTGTCCCATAGATATACTCTTGGCCACTACACGCCATCCATTCGCCCCAAGGATCTTTGTTGTCATTTTCAATTGCCTCAACAAGTTTCTTTGGGTCTTCAATTACGTTTGTGTAATAGTAAACCTTCTCTTCAAGTATTTCTCTGTCCATTTTTGTATCTCCTTAGAATTTATTCTCTTCATAAAAACCTTTAATTTTTATAAAGCCTACCGTAACATATCTAATTGGTCCTTCTGTTACGAAACGTACACCGTGTTCATATTCTTCATTTCCTGGGAAAAGAAGCAATGTTCCTGGGGATGGTCTTAAGTCTGAGTTTTCTTTATTCTTAAAGAATAGAGTCCCATCCTTATAATCATCATTGATATACAGTATAGCAGCATATTTAATTGATGGGTCTGTGTGCTGATCTGTATGTGCTTTTAGTTCTACTCCTGGCTGCATTCTTTGCAGAGTTCCAAAGCCAGCAAGTTCTAGACTGTCATCTGATAAAGAGATTAGATCTCCAAGCCTTACCTGAAGAGTTCTGCTAATCTCTTTGTGTGTAATGTCTAAGTTTTTATCTTCCCATCCCTGGGTTATTTCAAACTTGCCTTCAGCAACAAGGTTATCTACATCATCTCTTCCAAATTTTTCCATGCAGAATCTAGCAAGGTTCTTTGTATACTCTATAGACCAATCTTCATTTGGAGTTGTTTTAATTATTTCTAGTAGAGTATCTAGTTCTTTGTCTTTTAAGAAGTCCTTGATAAATAAAATACCATCATGGAATACTTCAGTATTGTATCCTGCATCATCAAACTCTTTCTTTAAAAAGACCTCCATTTACTTTTCCTCTACCTTGTACTTGTTTCCATCAGCATCTAACTTCCAGCCTTCTTTTAGAAGTTCTTGCCATTCGGCTCTTTCAATTTCTTGCTTGGCTCTAGTCTCTTTCATTTCTGCAGCCCATTCATCTCTCAGTTCTTGTGAATATGCAGACTCTTCTCTGTCATCCCAGAAAGATCCTATTGTGTATCTTACTCCACTTTCTATCAGAGATACTTCGTGCATATTGCTAAATCCCCCGTCAAAAACAGCAAGCATTCCAACCTTTGGTTGAATTTCTAAATCTTGTCCTGGGAATTTAAGAAGTCCTCCCTCAAAATTATCATTAAGATATAGGAACCCTGCATAACGACTTCTTGTAAATGCTCCAGACTTTCCTTCAGCATCTGTGTTGTCTGAGTGTATTCTTGCGTATGCCCCTGGCTCCCACTTTTGTGTGTGGTATCCAATCTTAGAAATTATTTTTGGATCAAGGTCGTGAACTGAAGCAATTGCTTCTGGCATTGTTTTTTCAATGTCTGAAAAGATAGTTGGAGATAGACCAGCATCAGTAACTTCTTGATCGTTGTCTTGTGGAAGAACAGAAGAATATGACTCATAGAATGATATGGGCATCCAAGAGATTTTTCCGTTCTCTGCCTGAGCATCTAACGCCTCTATCATTTTTTGACAAGTTTCTTGGTCAATAAAGTTTTCATAAACAACAATATCTTTTGTAATTCTTTTCTTATTTTCTAGGTTCATTTTATTCTCTTTTCTTTATCAGCATTCATTTTGTTTGGGTGAGCATCTCTAAATTTTTGCATAATGTCTGGTTGCATATCTTTCCAAACATCTTTTCCAAATTCAGCCTCTTTCTCAAACCACTCATCGTCACCAATCTCGTACTTCATCCAATACATTCTAGAAATATATTTCTTTTCTCCCTTTGCTGGCATTACGCCATGGAGATAGACCTGGCCTTCTTTAGTCAAGATATCTGGATGTCCAGATGGGAATATCAAATAGTCTCCTGCTTCTGGCTTGTACATATAGGCTTCTCCATCAACAATAAAGTCAATCTCCCCACCCTCGTAGTCATCATTAAAGTATGTTAAGGCGGTAATTCCAAATTTATAACCTGGGCTTACAATTGGCTCTCTAACAAAGTCAGAGTGGTATGCCATTGCCAGTGGCTCTTCCATGTCCGTCTTATATCTTGCTACTGCTGGGCCATTGGTTGTCCACTGATTAAAAGATTCTTCTTCACGATTTACCAAAATTTTTTCTTTATCAAAATCAACATTATTTTTAAGTATGTAGTCTTGTGTGGCTAAATGAAAGTTTTCAAAGACTTCTAGCACTGCAAGTTTTTGTGCTTCTTCTTTTTCTGTCTTTGTTTTTATCTTCCTAATTTCTTCAATACTCATAGTGTGTGCATAATCTTTAAATAGCGGATTCATGTATTCGCCAAAGTGAGACCACTTAGTCCAAGGACTAAATATTGCATCTTCACTTTCATCTTTTAAAACCTCAAGTGTTTTTGAAATATCTTTAAATAGATTCTTATAAACAAAAATCTTTGGATAAAGTTCAACATGCTCTAGGAGTTTTTCTCTCATGGCTTTCTATCTCCTGTGTGTTCTGTGATCTCCCAAAAGAATGGGCAGGTGTATCTAATACCGCTTTTAATCTCTGTTACTCCATGAACATAATTCATATCCCCTGGGAAAAAATACGCTGCTCCTTTTTTAGGCTTAAACTTTACATCTTGTAGTGGGAAATATAACTCCCCACCTTCATAGTCTTCATTTAAATAGAACAGGCTTGAAAGATCATAGTTTGGGAAGTCGTTTGGAAGTCCAGCATCTGGTCCTTCGTGTAGTTCCTTGTCTGCATGAGGGTTCTGAAACTGGCCTGGGAGCCATCTAACGATAGTTGTGCCAGTAGGGGTAACCTTTACCTTATAGAACTCTTCAACTATCGGCTTAAGCCTTTGAAACAGTCCTGCAATTACTGGTGCAATTGTTGGATCATTTTTATCTAAAGTTGGACTAGTTGCTACTCGGTCTTTCCAGTATTCAGAGTCATAGACTACTGTTCCGTTTTCGTTAACATGGCTTTGAGTTACATCCCAAATTGTTAAAGACTTTGCAGCCTTTTCTAAAAAATCCATTTCTTCTTGAGTCATAAAGTTCTCTAACTCAACAATCATATCTTTGCCATTGCCAAACCAACCAGAAGGTGTCAGTGACGGCTTTCTAATTACAACAGAAGCATCCATTTTGTCCATAATTGAATTATATCATAGGGTTTTGACCTACAATGTCCTTTCTATCTCTAGTTGTTTTAAGAATCTTTCTGCATTAAATCTCCAGTTGTCTTTTGCAAATGAGGTCACAATCTTAATGCATAGGTCTTCATAATCTTCTTTGTCTAACTTATCTTTAACTTTATGTAAAGCGTCAACAGTGTCTATATAGTTTTGTCTAACAAAAGATGGATCTCCAGCATGGTTTCTTTTTAAAACCTTTGTATTTATATTACCAGATGGTTCATACATAGAAACTGTAAGGTAGTCTTTTGCAAACCCAGCATCTTTATACATTTCGTACCCCTCTAAAGCCTGTTCTAGATTATCAAAGGATACAATAGATCTTACAGGAGACTCCCCATCTCTTGAAACGGTTATCATGTAGTGACCAATCTTGCCTTCTTTAGAGTTTTTAATATAGTCATTAACTATGTCAAAATGTATATGGTTTAGTTCATCCATTGTTTACCTGCTTTGTTTGGTCTTCTACGCTAAGTTTTAAAGTCTTTACTTCGTGAGATCCTAAAGACTCTTGCTTTTCATTAACAGCATTTCTGTACCAGTCTGTCCATTCTCCAGTAGAGTTTAAAACTTGGGCTGCTTCGCCATAAGAGATGTTTGCCTCTACACGTTTTCTATCTTCATCCTTGTAATCAACCATAGTAATAACTGTGTTATTCAATTGAGTTAAAGATATTGGAATAATTGTTGCAACTGGTGTTCCAGCCTTAATGACAACTCTTTTATTTGCAGCCTTTGCTTTAATTGCTAAAGGCAAAGGGTTATCGTAAAAAGATGTGCTAATCATAGAGGACATTGTTTCAAAATCATCACTAAAATAATTTACTGGATTTATTGTCAGGATGCTAAGTTCTTCTGTAGTCCTAAATATTAAGCCTGTGTCTAGACTTACAGATGACTGACCCCTTCCAGAATACGCTCTTTCTGGATTAAATATCGTAACTCTGTCCTGTGTTTGGTCATTAATTCCATCCCAAATAAACTCTATGTCTTCTTTGCAGGAAAGGCTATAACCAACTACGTTTGCTTGCGTTACTGGAAAGCATCTGTAGGCATGATTTTCTGAAGTATCATCCATCCAGTCTCTTTTAATAGACATAGGATTAATTTCAAATATGCAACCTGGAGCCTTTTCTACTGAGATGTTATACATTAATCTTTATCCGCTACATACATTTCAGGTGTGTGGAACTTCTTGTTGTAGTCAAGCATGGTAACGATTGAGTACTTTGTTCCTGAGTGTACTGGCATTGCACGATGAGGATACATAAAGGTTGATGGGAAGATGAATAGATCTCCAGCCTCTGGCTTAACTGTCAAGCCCTGTAGTCTAAAGTTTAATTCTCCACCGTCATAATCATCGTTAACGTATGCAACTAATGATACTGTACAGTTGTATGAAAACCCGTGGTCATGGTGTTCTTGGAAGTGCTGTCCTGGACCATACTTAATAAAGTTAAAGGCTTCCCAGTATTTTAGTTCATGAATATTATGTATTTTGCAATAGTCTTCAACTGCTGGGGCTTGTGCATCATATACATCTTGCCATAACTCCTGAAGTTTAAGACTTATTGGGCTCTTGTCATATTCAATATCTGTTTTCTTAAACTTAAAATCATTGCAGTCTCTATAGTCTGGCATTAATTGCTTGTAACCTACATACGCAGGTAGCCAAGCATATCCTGTTGTATCTCCTACAGGCTTTAAGTTAGACTCTAATCTATTAATAACATCAATTTCTTTTTTGATTACGCCCTTATAGCAAAAGATTCCATTGCCAAGGTCTTGTTTATCTGTCCATGTTTGCATGATATATTCCTTATCTATATTCTCGTCTTGACCAAACTTTATTTTTATATACCCCACCATCTGGCTGACGATAGAAGTTTGCGTTATCTACCATTTTACCATATATCTCTGAGTGGTCTAAAATTTCTATTTTATGTTCCCAGTTTTCTCTTTTAAATGGAAGAACCTGAAGATACGGTGTTCCTGCTGGTATTGTTCCTTCCCAACCATCTGCAATAAAAAATGGGAAACTTCCAAGTAAGTTAACCTTGTCAGAATCAACTACTCCAGTGGTGTTCATAAACGGTAGATCAAACCGATTCATTGGTGTCATAAAAAGAGCGCTGTATCCCTCTGGTAACTCTAAACCCCATTCTGAAGACCAAGCAAAATGATATTTATAATATCCTACAGGATGCTCAAACTGTGGCATTGGAGGCCTCTGTGTACAAAAATCTTTGTACTTTGCATCCTCAACTTTTACATTAATAATGCCCTGTGCATTTTTAAAAAATGTCAAATCGCAAGGTGTTTTAAAAACGTAACCTGTTGAAAAAGCATCCATAATTGCTGGGCATGCTTTCCATGTAGGAATTTTACCATAATCATCTGTAGTGCCTTCTTTAGGAAATGGGCAAACTTCTTTTGGTGCTTTGTAGTACTCATCATTTATTGGATTTTTTGCAAACCTATCTGCATCCTTGTACCATTGTGGAATACTCCCCTGTGTAGGTCCTGGAAGAGATTTACTATCTTTATTTAGCCATGGTCTAAATGATCTAAATATTGCTACCGCAAATTTTTCTGAATCCACTAATGACTCAGTTCATTGATGTCTGTCATAATGACAACACAGTACTTTGTACCAGACTCCATTGGAAGCGACGCATGTTCATAGATATAGTTTGATGGGCATAAAAGTATGTCTCCTACTTGTGGAGTATGGGTGTAGTTATCAAGTCTTGGAAATTTAATTTCTCCACCTTTATAGTCATCATTGATATAGATTACAGCAGATACAGTACAGTTATATGCTGGACCATGGTCTGCATGAATGTTAAAGTGAGTCCCTGCTCCTTCATATTTTACAAAATTAAATGCTTCGTAGTATGTAACATTAATTCCCCAATATTTTGCATAATCATCTACGCAATATTTAAGTTTTTGATATATCTCTTCATGTAGGTCTATTAGTTCTGAATTAGATTCATTTCTTGGTCCCAGATTTTCTTGCTTATATTTAAAATCTACGGCGTCTCTTGCTTTTTTAATTGGTACAGTTGAGTTTGTTACTTGGGCTTCAGACCACTTATATTCTCCATTACCTGAAAGATTTGATTCAAGAATTTTTATGTATCTTTCAGAGTCTTCCTTTGAGAATGTGTTCTTATATAAATTTACCCCTAATGCTGTATTTTCAACTACAATATCCTCACCAATGACTCTGGTAGGATAACGGGTTATTGTTGTTTCTGATCTATCTTTTGTAAACCAATGGTTTGAGTTTTCATCATATATGTCCATAAACTTTCCTTTTCTGTAGTATAACTATTATACCACTCTCATAAAACAAAAATATATAGACCCTAAAGTCTATATATCTTGTTAGTATAAATGCTTATTTATTCTGATAGAGCAAGAGTTAGTTCTGTCCCGTCCCAATTGAAGGTTTTTCCAACCTTATTAAATGGACCATCTTCAGACTTTACTAGTATTGTTTCTCCAGCAAAGGCTGCATCAAGCATTTCTGTATTGCCAGAGTCTACCTTAACCGTGATTGAAAATACTACTTTGTTGTCACACAAGAACACGTATCTGCTAAATGAATCTAACTGCTCTTGGTCTACTGATGCCTCTGAGTTAACATTTCCTCCAACAAAGGAGTCTCCGTTCCAGATTGCGCCTCTTACTGAAGAGGTCTTATGAGATAATGCATTCATACCAACTACTGGAAGACCAGACTCAAGTGCTGCATCTATGATCGTTGTGTCTGCTGTTGGGTTAATGGGTACTTGGTGTACTCCATCCCAGGTGTTGTCACCATTTTTTGTTAGTATAACGTACATAAAGTATATCTCCTTTTATTATAGTATAGCATATTTATTAGTAGTAACAGTTTCCGCAACAAGGTGCCTGGGGTGGACAAGACCAGAAGTTTGCATAACATGATGGTCCACAGCCACCGCCGCTTTGAAAGTTCGGGAAGAACGGGAAGAATGGTGGGAAGAATGGGAAGAATGGTGGGAAGAACGGGAAGAATGGGAAG